TAAATCCATCGTGATGGACACCACTGGGCTACCGTGGATGGTAGGTGTATTGTATCGCGATGGATTTACCAGTTTTTCTACAACAGCGGCCACATCAAGAATTTCGCCGTTTGATCTCTGGCACACACTGTTTCGTCTGACTCAGAATCGCCAGGTCGGCACTATAGAGGATCGTGCAAGCATTACGGCGGCCAACGAGAGCTTTAGCCGAATTCGTTCATTGTCATCAGCAGATCAACCAGCCGCATTCCTACAGGCCCTACGTGTGTTCGTCGGGGCGGCAATACCTGGCGCGGTGCTGCCCGCTGCTCCTGTCGCTGTTCCTGGATATCTACAGCCGGTTCAACGTACGTACGGTGCTTTTGGACAACTAGCGCCTTCTGTAGTGGCCCCCACTGCGCCTACAGCGGTCTATGATATACCGATTCCTGCTACGAAGAATATATTGGACGCATTCAAGCTGTTCCGTGAGTCGCTTCCTAAGCAGAGCTCACCCGCGGCCGTGCGAGCACTTACTCTGTCAGCCAAGGTGAATGCAGATCGTACAATTCAGACCGGCATCTGTCGCGACCCATACTGGAGTGAATCTAACCTCCTCCGTGTTTATCCGTGGTCCACTCTTCAGTTCCTTTGTGTGGAGCGTTATGAGGCAATGAGCACAGAGAGTTCGGGCGTATTCCATCCCGATTGGAAAGCAAAGTTCATCGACCCATTGACGGCTCTCTATAATGGAGCAGGAGGCATCCCACGTCTCACAGCATCACCCGAAGGCAGTCTCTTTTTAAATCGTCTCAATTTTAGCAAACCCACGCTACCGGTGTGCGATGAGCCCCGTGTAGGTTTCCGTGAAGTTCAAAATGGTCTTCAGCGTCTTCAGGAGATATACACAGAGCATGTGAAGCGTGTGTGGGAGATTCTGAATGCGCTGGTGATTGTAATTCAGGATCCGGATACAAAGGCCGATGTGGTTCGCCTACACCCAGCTGTACTGCGCGGTTCGTCGTTCGCCTACGTTACTGAGCAGGCGGCAAAAGCGAGGGATATGCTGGCGACGTATTATGTGGCAGTTGAGAAGAGCTATCTAGAAACTGTGTCTGTCTTGAAACCCGCCGCATAAACAGAGAAGAGGAATCATGAGATAATAATGATTACGATCCGTTTTATTCGTGATCTCAATAAAACGGATGGTAGTACGGATGATATGGCAAACATTGGAGTAATTCCGCATGATATGGTAGGTATCTTTCTACACGAAGGCGGTGTGAAGAGCTATTTTGAACTTTCTGAGGATGTTCTGTGTGAAAGGTGGCTACCAATGATTTTTGATACGCTAGAGTGTGATGATGATCCATATGCTGCTATTCAATTGGATCAACCGTTTGCGCCATCTGTTATTGTATCGGTGAAGAGCATACCAGCAAAGCGTTCTAGGCTGATTAGTATCTTTCTTTTTGCGATCCAGCAATCTCGGCAGGTGAATTCCAACAGGCGACTGCAGTCGCACCCCCCGCCCCCGCCCGCAGAGCAGCCAGTATCACCAACTCTCCTGTCCAGCGCCACATACCTCGCGGTGCCTCCCAACCTCGTGCCCATAGTGCCAGCCACCCGCCGTGCGCCGCAACCGTTTGCCAGTCCACTGGGCCTTCCCAGCGACTTACGTAGCACCATCCATCTCCGAGACCCGAGTCCGATACGACCACTGACCAGTCCTTTCCACGAAGAAGAACAGGATGCGCCGGTGGCGGCTGGCGGGGTAACCACGGATGACGCCGCTGTATAACTTGGCAGAAGTCGCATCTTTCTGCAGCAGTCTGTTCTGGAATATACAGCCATCCAAGCTCCAGCCGCTCAGCCGCTCGCAACCAACCACGCCACCAGGCGATCGCCACCGTGCGCAGGTTGAGCTCCCACCAGAAGCCTAACACGAAACGACCACCAGACTTCTCCCAAAGCCACCGCACAGCCGCACGCATAAGCAGGCGCCCCCATCCAGCACCGCGCGGCTGCGCAGTCAGTGTCTCCAATAGCCACGCATCGCCGCCTCTCCATCGCAGCACACAGGTTGCCCGTAGGTGTCTCCCCTCCATCAATGTCGCCACCCAGGCCCCGCGCAGCCGCGCAGCCAGCGCATCGGGTCCCCAGCCGGTTCGCACGAAATCTGCCCAATCCGCCAGATCTAGCCCTCCACTCCCTTCGTGCCAACAACGAAACCTCGTCCCCGCTGGTAGCTCGGCGGGCACAGGGGGCAGAAGGGCGCCACCTGGGTCCAACGAGGCAGAGATCCATGGGTCATCCCATATCATTCAGCCCCCCGATCTCCTAATAAATCGGAACTAATTGCCCTGCCTAAAAATGACGCGCCACCAGTAGGGCACGCCAACCGTCACTGACAACGATGTCTCTCCGTGAATCAGCCGTTCCATCACCTTGTATTGTGGCAGCCGCAGCCGCAGCCGCAGCATCGCCGCCTACCATAACACTAGCTAGCACAGATGTGCCGCTCAAGAAGAACCGCTGTCCGTGTTGCCAGAAACGCCTCACACTCACCGACGATGACTGTCGCTGCGGCACGCGCTACTGCTCGGCACATCGCCTACCCGAGGCCCACAACTGCTCCTACGACTTTCGCAAGGCTAACCGGACCGTATTGGGTGCGCAGCTGACCCGCGTTGTGGGCGACAAACTGGAGAGGGTCTAGGACCGTGACCGCTACCCGCTACCGCTACCGCTACCGCGAGAAAAAAAACAGATACTGATACTCGTAGCCAATCGGTGTCAGGTCCACATGATGAACCAGTTTGAATCCCACATCCGTAATCTCCTTGACCAGCGGCTCGATATTCGGCATCCAGACCCGCTGCTCATGGCGACGCACCCGCCCATCACGAAAGCGGAATGTCTCCTCATAAACACCCCGCGACCCGTGGAGCTGGAAATCCCCCAAATAGTCAAACTCCTCAAACGTCACGTTAGACTGTGTGATTCGCTCATCTGCGTATTTTTGAATGGAGAATCCGACGAACGGGCTGGCCGACTCCAACACCGGATCGAACTTCAGTTTATTGACCGCGTGGCAGACGAACAACCCACCCGGTGCGAGCCACAGGAAGAAGTTCTTCAGCATCGCCGTGCGGTCGGGGACCATGTAGATGGTAAAATAAAAGAGCGTCAGCAGGTCCACCGACTCCGCGGCCATCATCGTCGCGACCGTCGCGTCGCCCACTACGAACTCCCGCTCTGGCCAACGCCGCCGTGCCTCCGCCACCATCGCCTCCGACCGGTCGTAGCCGACCACCGACCCCACACCCGCCTGCGCAAACAGCTCCACCTGTAGACCGGTGCCGCACCCCACATCGGCCACGCGGATGTCACTGGCCGCCCGCCCCTGCTTCTCCAGCCACTCAATCGGCAGCCGAATCTCCATACCCGCCCGCGCACCCGGCTGGACGAGCGAATCGTAGACCTTGCTGTAAAACGTGTCGTAGCAACGGTCATCCATGCGCTGTTCAATCGCACCACCACCGCCACTGCCATCCGTGAATGCCTCCACTCCCTCCAGACCGCCCTCCACCCGCCGCCGTCCATAACGCCCTACAAGCCCCCAGAGATAGGCCACACACATGACGCAGATAACGATTGCGAGTACTAGCGGCCACGTATCTCCTGTCTCCATCCCCCCCTGCTGTTCGCGGCTCTTTTCGGCACAAACATCCTACCACACTATCAAGAACAGCCGACCCCTCAGCGGATGCCCGACCCCGAAACAATAGCCGGATACAGCCTGGGCGACGTGCGCCGCGGACTTCGCGACGCAATTGACCGTGGAGATGCCCGCCCTGCCGCTCGCTGGACCGCTGAGCTGGTCGCCACACCCGCTGCCGTCGGCTCGCTGTGGGCCTCCTACTGGGTTGCCTGGGCTGCCGCTGCGGGTGGCACCGGCGCAAGTCCCGCCATACCGATTCTGCTGCGTCAGAGCTGGGAGAACATCCGCGTCGCCGCACAGACACATCTGGCCGTGGCCGCAACTCCCGCGGATGGTTGGACAGAGTTTCGGAATGATCCGCAGGTTCGTGCCATCGCCGCCGAGACCACCACGCGGCTCCTCCAGCAGCCCCGACAGACGCCGGTGATCTGGCCCTCCAAGGAGATTGTGGCCTACGATGTCAGTACGATGCGCGCGGCACCTGTTCCTCCCGCGGCAGATGGTCCGGTGGTGCTGGGTGTATGGCAGCGCGGCGACGATGCGCTGGAGCTCCGCCTGATGGCTGGGCGATTCCTGACAGCACTGGAGACCGGTGACCTGCGCATTGCGCTCTCTGCTATAGCCTGGAGTCTGATGCCGACCACCGTTGCAGAGCTCAAAGTCGCACCCCGTGGCCCATCCGAGCTGACACCGCGACAGCGTGGGTCGGCGCTCTGGTTCTGGCTGGAGCTCGGGCGGTCAGCGCTGTTGGCGCGTGGGGCGACTCTTCATCGTGGCTGGCCCACCGCCCACCGTGCTATTGCCGAAGCGTTCGCCGCGCATTACCGGCGCTGGACAGCTGCAGACCGAATGCGCGTGCTGCTAGCGGCTGTGCTACAGATTCGCGCCGCGCTCCAGGCGGCTCCTCATCCGGCCTCTATCTGGGTCGCACCGCCTCTGAGTCTGCGCACGGCCGATATTGACTTGCCATACAAGGAGCTGGCTGCGGAGCTTGCAGGGGACCCGGATGCTGCATTGCGTCCTGCCCCAGCCGCCGCTGTCGCCCTCAGCGCAAAGGAGGAGAAGCGCCAGGCCGCCGCCCGTATAGAGGCACAGATGGCCGCCGCTGATGCGCGGATTATGGCGATGATGGGGCTTACAGAAGAGTAGGATCTCTCTCTCCGCCGCCCGTCCCCCCCTAACCCGAAAACTTGATGCCACCCTCTGCTGCCGCTACCCAAGCAGCCCCGTAGCCATCTGAGGTAAAGACGTCCCCAGATGACTCCCGCTGAAATCGCCGCCCTAGCCGCCCGCCTCGCCGCCGCCGGAGCCGCCTACCACAACGGCGCGGCCGAGCTGTTGATGACCGACGATGAGTACGACGCCGCCCTGGAGCGTCTCCGCGCGGCCGCCCCCGCTCATCCATTCCTGAAGCAGGTGGGTGCGCCCGTAGCCACCGGTGACGAGGTGTCGTTGCCGATCCCACTGCCGAGCCTCAACAAAATCAAGCCGGCCGATGGTAGCCTGGAGAAGTGGCTCGCACGAAATCCAAGCACGAACTATCATATTTCCCTGAAGCTGGACGGCTGTTCGGCACTCTGGCTCCCAGCCACCCGCCGGCTCTACACCCGCGGAGACGGCATGCGCGGACGCGATGTGTCGGCCTTCGCGCCGTTCTTTCAGGGGCTTCCTGCTGCCGCCGGCTCCGGCCCCATCACCGCCGTCCGCGGCGAGCTGATTATGCGCACCGACAGTCCAGCCATTCCACCCGATAAGCTGGCTCGCAACATCGTGGCCGGTGCTCTGAATCGCAAGGAGCCCGACCCTGCGCTCTTCGCCGAGATTCGCTTCGTCGCCTACGAGCTGCTGGAGCCAGCCACCCTCACTCCTACCGAGGCATTCCGGCAGCTCCGCCTGGCCGGCTACGAGGTGGCCCGTAGCACCGCCCTGACCCCCGACAAAATGACACCGACGGACCTGAGCGAGCTATTTAGCCTCGTAGAGTCCAAGAGCCCCTACCAGATTGATGGCATCGTGGTCGCCCCTGACATCGCCCGCTCTAAAGCTCCTGTCGCTGTCCGCAAGGGAGAGGCGCTCAATCCGGCTGACCGCGTTGCCTGGAAGACCCGTGCCGCCGGCGCTGCAGCCACCGCCATCACCACCGTGCGCACCGTAGAGTGGAACCCTAGTGCCTCCGGCTATCTAATTCCACGAGTGCTATTTGACACCGTCGCACTATCGGGTGCCAATATCGGCGCGGCTACGGGGCTCCACGGACGCTGGATAACCGACAACGCGGTCGGCCCCGGTGCCGTCATCGAGGTGCGTCGCGCCGGCGATGTTATCCCTCAGATTATTGCCGTGCGCAGCCCGGCACCCGGTGGCCCCGCGATGCCGCCGGCGGGTAGCTGGGAGTGGGTCGGGGGCGACTCCGTCACTGCAACCGCTGTCCATATTCGCGTGGCCGCGACCACCTCCGAAACCGCCTGTGTGCGCTTGACGCGGGCGCTGGCCGAGCTGGGTGCTGAGAATGTGGGGCCGGGTCTGGTCGCAAAGCTCTACGCGGCGGGATACCACACCATCGGCGCCATCTACGCCGCCTCTGTTGACGACCTCGCTGCTAAGGTGGAGGGGGTCAAGGCACGTGGGGCAGTGCGACTCTGGGAAGGGCTACGGGCCGGCCGTGCGGGATGGACAGAGCTGACGCTGCTAGTGGCGAGCTGCTGTATGCCACGAGGAATTGGACACACCCGGCTGACACCACTGCTGGCAATCAATCCGACACCGGCCACCTGGACGGTCAGCGAGCTCACAGCAGCGGCACCGGCTGGTCTGACCGCCAAGACAATTGAGAGCATCGTGGCAGCAGTACCGGCCTACATGGCCTGGCGCGCAGAGAACTTCGGGACATTGGTGTTTGGTGCTGCCCCTGCCCCTGCCCCCTCTCCCGCCCCCACTCCCGTCGGACCAAAAGCAACAGTTGTTCTGACCAGCTTCCGCGACCGCACATTGGAGACCGCACTTCAAGCCGCTGGACACACGGTAGCCGACGCCGTGAGCCGCAAAACGACGCATCTGGTCTATCCTGACGGTCCAGAGCCCACCTCCACCAAAATCACCAAGGCGCGGGAGCTTGGCACCGGTATCCAGATCCTGCCAGTTGGCGCATTCCGTGCGGCATTCGGTCTCTAACAAGTCGCCAGCAACAACAGGGGATGGTGGCTTTCACAGAGCGTATTTTTGACATATTATTTCCTGATTCAGACAAGGTCGCACGCGCCGCTGCTGCCGGTGTACCAGCTGACCCGCTCCTGTGGATCCGTCTCCCGCTACTGGCGCTCATCGCTTTTCTGGCGCTGCTGATGATTGTCGTGTTGGCGACCCTTCTGGGTGTCACACACACCGCTCCCGCGCCGCCGAAAGGCTGGTCCGACCGTGATTACGACGCGATACAGGGTTCCCGTCAATCGCTCACTGATGCCATGGCAGCACAGAGTCCTCCGATTGATCCGGCCACTAAACCGATGCTGGCCTGCTCTGTTGCTACAGCATCATTCGGTGGTATCTTCACGGAGGATATTGGCGGCCTGCGCCCCTGGATAGGTACGGTGAGTCCCGATGCCGCACGCCTACAGGTGGAGGCCGGCGCACGGGCGATGGTGTTGGATATCTGGCCCGATCCGGCAAATCCCGGCATCCCAGTGGTGGCCGCGATGACCGACACGACACAGTGGTCCTCCCAGAGCTGGTGGCGTGACCGTGGCCTCAGCGCCGGTCAGGGTCGCTACAGCAATTGGCGTCGGCTCACGCGCAACACCGTACCCGCCTCTGACATTCTAAAGGCCACCCTGACCGCCGCCTTCAACGGCCCCAGCAGCCAGCAGAATGCCGACCCGTTCTTCCTTATTCTTCGGCTCCACGGTGCGATGACGGTGGACTACCTGAACTATCTCGGCGGAGTGGTGCTGAGCGCCATCGGCCAAAATCGAATGCCCGCGGAGTTCAATAGCAACAACCGTGCCGCCGCTCTCTGTACGGAGCCTATCAACTCATTCATGGGGCGCTGCTTTGTGATAGTCGCCCCCGATATCCAATCGGGCTACAATTCTCTGCCAAATATCAATAGCTACGCCGCCTTCACCACCGCATTCCTAGCAACCCGCATGGGCGAGGCCACGAATCTGTTGGAGACTGGGCCGAATACGGTGGTGTTTGATCCAGCCAATGCAGGAGCAGTTGCGGCAGCATCAGAAAGTCCCTGTAGCGGCTCTGGCCCCCAGATTCCACCGGCGGCCAAGCGGTTCTGCGTTATTCAGCCGACCACGGGAGGGACTAGCACGCGCAATCGCGACCTCTACTCTGCCACCGGCTTCACCGACTGTGTCAAGAGCGGTGCGCAGTTTGTGGCGGTAAATCTGTTTTCGCCTGACAGTGGCGATGGTGTGCTAGAGAGCTTCTTCGCGCCGAACTATTTTGGCAAGAGCTCTTTCCGATTTGGAACATAATCCGCACCCCCGATTAGGGCCACATGGATCCTACCCATCTGCGCTGGATTCCCGACGATATTCAGCGGCTAATTATGGACTGGGTCTGGGAGCTCCACCGGTATGATGCGACCGAACGTTTCACCGCGATTCACGCTGAAGAGTCGCACCGTGTTGCTATGCGGTCTATCTGCTATGATATTCGCTGCAATCCGCCGACCTATCAGTTTGATATTCTTACACAGCGGGGCAGCCATCTGCGGCTCGTGTTGATGCTGCCCGACTGTAATCCGGGTGCGGTTCAGCTGGGTGGGGGTATTCCAGAATCTAGCATCGTCGCTTCACGACGTCGTGCCCGCGCCTGTCAACCAGCTGAAGCAGCAGAGATACGGGTAATCGGCACGCCTGGAAACCCTCCATCAGAGTAAGGGATGCCAAAGGCCACCGAGCCATCGCTAGCAGAACTCGTCGCCCTCGCCCGTGCCGCCGCTGCCGAGGCCGCCGACTACCAGGAGCGTTTCGCCGCTGCCGACACAGAGGCTCGCAAAATCGTGGATATTATGGAGCGCTTTCTGCGCCTCAAGGGTCGTGTTGTCTATGGTGGCGCAGCCATCAACGCGCACATGCCGGCCGACAAAAAGTTCTACGATCCAAATCTGTATCTGCCGGACTATGACTTTATGACACCCGACCCGCTCCAGGATGCGGCCGATCTGATTGTCGCCTTTCAGGATGAGGGGTTCACCGATGTAGAGGCCAAGTTCGGTATTCACGAGGGAACCTACAAGATATTCGTGAACTATCGGAGTGCGGCTGACATAACATTCATGCCACCGGACATCTATGAGCGGGTCGTGCGGGATTCCGAAACGATTGATGGTATCCACTACGCAAGCGTGAATTTTCTCCGTATGAATATCTATTTGGAGCTGTCGCGCCCCGCCGGTGCTGTGGACCGATGGGAGAAGGTCTATAAACGGCTCTTGCTACTGAATGAGGCGCATCCGGTGCGTGCCGGTCGCTGCGCCGAGGACCCGCTGGAGGCGTTGGCGGTCGCCGTGTCAGAAACTGATGGCACTGCCGTCCGTATACGTCATGACCGCATTGTGGAAGCAGGCATAGAGGACGGTGCTGTTTTTCTGAGCGGCGCGAGCCGCATCGTGGCTCCCGAGCTCCCGCCCGCCGCCGATGAACCGGTGTTGATGCTTTCTGCGCATCCTGATGAGCTGAACGCGGCCCTCGCAGCGCAGGGATTCCGCCCGACTCCGTATCCGGCGCTCGGTGAGATTCTTCCATCCCGCACGGAGTGGCGTACGCCCCGTCGCCGACTCGTCGCGGTGGTGTTTGAGACGGTGGCCTGCCACAGCTACACGACGCTCGCGGAGCCGCCCGGATATCGTCTGGGTTCTCTGGACCTTCTTATTCAGATGTATTATGCGATGTATTTTGCAGAGCTCCAGGGCTATCTCCCCGTGCGCCTGCTCTGTCTGATTCAGCAGCTGGTAGAGCTGGAGGCCAACCGACGACGCACAGCTGTCGCAGAGGGCGCACCGGCGCACGATGTGTTCCCACTAGAGTGTATCGGACACCAACCGACGATGCCCGAGCTCAAAAAGGCACACCGTGAGCGCGTGAGAGCCAAGCGGGCAGAGCTGGCGGGTGCGCTGCGTATTGAATCGGCCGTCCGACCTAGACGCGGCAAAAAACAACGAACAACTCAGAAGAGACGAAATGGTCGCTAGGAAAACTGCTAAGAAACAACGCACTCTAGAGCATGAGGCCTACTTTGTTGGTAAGAAACCCTACTTTGTTGAGCTATATCCTACTATGAACCCACCGCGTTTCACCGTAAAAGAAAAAGATTGGTTATCCAGTCAATTAACGGGGATGGCACAGTATGCTGACGGTAAGCAGAAACAGCATGGAATCTATACTGAGATAGAAAAAATACCGGATATCTCTCCTCCAAATGTGCGGAAACCTGCTAAGCTCACGCGAATGACAATCAAAACATCAAAGGGGCGTCGGATTAAATTAGACTAACCTGCCCCCCTCACAGCGCAACAGCCCCCGACGCAGCAGTCCGGCCACACAACACTCTAGACAGTGCGTATCCGATTGCGCAGTGTGTAGAACGGCCCCCGACATATCATAGACGTGGCCATAGAGCCACGTGTAGAGCTCATTGAGACGTGGTGCTTTCCACCGCCCTGACGTTGGATCAGATGGCAGAGGAATACGCAGCAGCGGGCGTGTCAGCTCCATCGTACAGAGCTCCTGGAGCCCTGTGCCTCCGGCAGGCCAGACATCCTTGATTCCTGCGGCCCAGGCGGCGGCCCGGATAACGGGGCGGTCAAATGCGAGGTTGTGAGCCACCACCACCTGGACCCCCTGGAGCGCCTCGCGCAGCTCTGCAAAGGCCGTAGCGGGAGCGGTTCCCCGGCGTGCCTCAGCCTCGGTCAGCCCGTGAATCGCGGCTGCTCCAGTATCCCAGGGGATGGCAGGATCCAGTGCCAGACCAATATCCCGGCGCCCCACTACCCGCAGCTCTGATGCACCATGGAGCTCGGCAACGGTCCAGCTCAGCTGTAGAATAGCGGGCCAGTTGCCCGGTGTCGTGACCGGTGCGTAGCGATTCTTGGGGAGCCCGTTCGTTTCGGTATCCAGAAGCAGGAGGCGGATTGGTGCGGTTGCGGTTGCACCAGTCATTCTTTAGGTTGCCTAAGCTAGCCCGGCGCCGGCCGCGGTTGTTCAAGTTTGGGCGACCCCCCCGCAACAAAAATCACTCCCCCAGGTATAAGATGGCCCGCCACCACCGCAAGTCGCACCGCCGCCACCGCAAGACCCACCGCCGCCAGCAGAAGGCGAAGCAGCAGCGCAAGTCGCAGCGCAAGCAGCAGCGCCGCCAGTCCCAGAAGCAGCGCCAGCAGCGCGGGGGCTTCCGGTTCTTTTAAGAGGACCCCTTGACCCCCTCCCTTAGAGTATACGCTCCGGTTGGCTATTTGCCCGCCGCCCCGCCGCCACTCCGGAACAGCGGAGCAGCAGACCGCACCGGTGCGAATGATTTCCGGTGTCCAACAGCGGGCCCCCATTTCTTCAGCCCGGCTATATGCTCCGCCGTACCGTATCCCATATTCCGACTCAACCCGTATCGTTCATCCAACACCGGTTGTGCCGCCACCTCAGCGCGTACCCACGCGTCGTGTGCCTCTTTGGCAATAATACTCGCAGCGGCGATAGGGAGCGATTTGGCATCCCCTTCGCAAATTGTAATAGCAGGGACAGGTTCGGTGACACCTGCCCCTCCACTCCAAGGCAACCAGTAATCCCCATCCACGAGAATCCGCTGGAACGGAATCTCCATTGTGCTCAGCGCGCGATGCATCGCAGCCATATCGGCGCGGAGGATATTGACAGTATCAATCTCCTCTGGCTCGGCCCAGTTCACCACCGCCTCAATCGCGTTCTCCCGAATCCAGTCCGCCAGCACGGCCCGCTTCCGTCGCGTTAGTGCCTTAGAATCCGTAATCTGCCGCAGCACCACGCCGTTGTCAAAGTAGGCCTCGTCATCCGGTGCCATGATGACGGCACCCACATACAGGCGCCCCCAGAGTGAGCCGCGTCCCGCCTCATCCAGTCCCACCTCCACCGAGCCATCATCAATCCAGATACGCTTTGCCATCTGCTCTTTTGCTCTTGTCTTAGTAGGGTATCACGCCACTATGAGCCTGCTGCTACTGTCATTTTTACTGCTGCTACTCGTCGGAATCGGCCTGCTGATGGCCACTCCGCACATCCGTGAGCGGTTTGAGAATCCGTTGGCTGCTGCGCCGGCGCCGGCGCCAGCCACCATCAAGGCCAGCCCCGTTATGGCCGCGCTCATGACAGCCCAGCCACCCCAAGCCGACCCCCTGGCCCGTGAGAAGGATGTCATTGCCGCCGCCGCCGCCGTGCCATCAACCAGCTGCCCGGTCTGCCCCGCCTGCCCCACTTGTCCCACCTGTCCCAAGTGCCCGACCTGTGCCGACATGTCTCAATACATTCGGATGGACGAGATACCGTGCTGGAACTGTACCCTGCCCTAAACGGCATCCATAATAAGGAGCCGAACGCCAGATGTCTCATCATCCACAAATTATCAGTGCTGCCGTCGCCGTATTCGTCGTCGCCGCACTGCTATGGTTTGCGACCCGCGGCCACCGCGACCGTGAAGGATTCGCCGGTTATCCAATTGCGCCCGTCGCCGGTCGTCCCTATGGCGCCATCGGAGAGCTCGCAGATGACAGCGACCGGGTGCCAGCCGATCTGAACCGCGCACCCATCGTGCTGCCTCACCCTGTTAATGTAGTCCCGCCCAGCGGCCAGCGCCCCGTTGCGACGCCCGGCGCACCCACCGCACCCAAAGAGGCGATGGCGGCCCGCAAGGACCTCAATGAGCTCGACAGCAAGATTCTCACTTGGCTCGCCGCCGCCACGCAGCGCGAAACGGAGTATCCAGGCAGCCTAACGCCCGTCCAGCGACAGCGTCGCATCATGCTCCAGTCACGTCATGCCGAGGTCCTAGAGCAGCTTGGCACGGACCTGATTACCGACACCTACAAGCGTGTAGCGGAGGAGATTGCGAGTCTGCGACGCGAAATCGCCGGTTGGGGGCGTACCGCTCGTGGCATCGAGGCGATTCATGATTTTGCCAAAGATGCCCCTGCAGAGGCGCTTCTGACACCGGCACAGTACGCAGAGTTCCGGGAGCTGTTCTACGCGATCCTGAATGACTATCAGGGCCACACGCAGCCGGATCCACTCCAGCGTGTGCGCACCCAGCAGCTCCAGGTGATTGCGCAGACATTACCACCCCCTGCTGTCCCGTCGCTGTCCATTACTGTCCAGCAGACCCAACCCGCCATCCGTGTTGCCGCTGCCCGTCTTTTCTTGGTGCAGGCCACCCGCCCCGACCAGCCGCTGCCGACGCTCCTGGATCCTGCGATTGTATCTGTCTCTACGATGACACCTCCTATTGCGACCCCCGCCGATGTTATCGCCCAGCTCCGCGATATAAGCTGGCGCCTGACAATCAGCTACGACTCTCCCGCAACCGCAGCGCTCAAGCAGCAGGTGGCCGGTCTGTTGGCTCAGCTCCAAGGCCGCCCATCGCCAGTTCTTGTGGAGACGGCGCGCAGCAGCGTGGTGGAGCTCCAGAATCAGCTTGCGGGCACCCCTCTGGCCGCCACGGGGCGTGCTCCTCCAGCCTACGACCCTTCTGACCTGACCGGTCGCGCCGCCCGGCTCTGCGCACAGCTGCGTGAAGCGGTGGGCCCGAGTGATGCTACCGCATTAGGATGCCCGGCTTCGGCTTCGGCCTCGGCTACATCAGACCGTTTCGTTGCAGAGACGACGATTAACACAGTCTGCGAACGTATCCGGACGTCAGTTCCGTCGCTGAGCCCCGCGCAGTTCAACTGTCCAAGGGTCCCTGTATAGAGAGTACAGAATCCCCATCCAGGCTAGATGAACACGAACACACTATTGGCCCTTACAGAGGGGACTCTGAATGCGCTTATTCGCGACTACTTATTACTAGTTGCGTTGCTGGCAATAGTGCTGCTGTTCGTACTCTATATCTATTTTGTCCAGGCACCGATGGCGGAGTATTTCATAGGGGCCACGACAAACGGCGCCCCCAATAGAGTGGCGCACAAATGAAAAATATCTGGATCTACGCGAGTCTTCTGCTACTCGGCCTGATCGTCGGCTACGCGCTCAGCAGCAGCCGCGTAATGGAGGGGTTCGTCGTCGTGACGCAGAGCACATGCGAAGTCTGCCGTCGCCCGCGCCCCTGCCCCTGTGCGCCTCCTGCGGCCCCCGCCGACCATCCCGACCGCCAGGTCTGCCCCCAGATTGACTGGTCCAAATATATCCTGAAGGCCAGTATTCCGCCGTGCCCGCCGCAGCCCGATATGAGCCGCTACATGCTGAAGACCGAGTGCCCGGCCCCGCCCGACATGTCGCAGTATATCCTGAAGTCCGCGGTTCCTCCGTGCCCACCGTGTATCAGCACGTGCAACAAGCCGTGTAAGATAGGTGAGTGCCCGCCGTGCCCTGTGGTCCGCTGCCCCGTGGTAGAGTGCCCCGAGCCGCGCCCCTGCCCGCCCTGCGCCCCCGTGGAGCCCCCGCGCTGCCCCGAGCCGCAGGTCACCTGTAAGGCCGATTACAAGCCCGAGGAGCCGTGGATGGTGCGCCCGCTGCTCGCCAGCATCAGCCCGATGTAGTCTACCTATCGCTATTATCAATTGCTAATCAGAATCTCTCCAATTAGCAACAGATAATGACAGAAAATAGTAAGGGTCTGTGATGGACACACGATATTGGGGACCCTCTGGCTGGAAACTGCTACATCTTGTGGCCGCCGAGCCGCTGACCAACCCCCGCCACCGGACCGCCGTTCGTGAATGGCTGGAGCTTCTGGAATATGTGCTGCCGTGTAAGTACTGTCGCGCCTCTTTTCACGATTACATTCGTCTCCAGCCGGTCACCGATGCCGTGTTAGCCACTCCGGCCGCATTCGGTCGCTGGATGTACGACATCCACAATCGCGTGAATGCGAAGCTCCGCGGACAGGGGCTCCTTACGACGCCCGACCCCGACTGGCCCACCGTTCGCGAACGCTACTGCGACCTCCACGCCGGTCTCTGTGATGGCTCGCCGCTCCTCGGCTGGGACTTTATGATATCTGTTGCCTACGCGACTCCACGCCTCCGCGCCCCGCCACCAGTGCCGATGCCCGATGCGCCTGAGGGATGGATCCCTCCCGATGATGCGACCAAAAATCGCTACAATCTGCTCTCTCACGCTGCCCGTCTTAAGTACCTCCACAGATGGTGGCAATTGATCCCATCCATCCTACCGTGCGCGGCTTGGCGGCGGGCTTGGGCGCGGGCGCACGAGCGGGCCGGCGGTCCACCACTAGCCCAGGGGCGGCAGGCCGTAATGCGCTGGATGTGGCGCGTAGAGGAATGGGTTTGCGAAGGACTCCGCTGTCCGACACCCCACCGCTCCCGTGCTGCGATGGTGCAGGAGGTGGGCGCGTTTGAATCGGGCTGCGGACGGGCGCGGCAGGGGGTGACTTGTCGGACACGCAAGCGACTCCGACACCAGATACGGCGGTACCGAAGGACAGCGTATCTGTAGTTGTTGCCGCATTCCAGCCTATACCAGGACAGCTCTGACGAATAACTGCCTGCCATCCTGCGAGCGATAGACCACCGCCCGCGACAAACCCTTGCGCCCAGATCATCTGCTCACGTGGACTCTCAATCTCTGCAGGTACTTTTACGCGCCATAGAATACCGCCAAGTGTGAGGGATACAATGGTCATTCTGCTCTTTCTATGTCTTAGCCTAAACCGCTTAGGCGACCCGACCACCCCCGTTAACTTTTCGTGCCCATATTAGAGACCTGGAACATGGATGTCCGGCCTTATTGGTTTTTGGTCGCTGGCCTCATTCTACTATACGTCTTTGTACTCACCTTCGTGGAGATACCGCGCCGTCGCCGCCACGCGACCGGTCTGCTCCCCTATGGCCCTTCCCCGATGCTCGGCCCCGGTGGTACGCGCCGACTCCTGGGTCCAGGCGGCACTCAGGAGCTCTACGGTGCCGAGGGGTTCATGGGTAGCGGCAGCGGCAGCAGCGACACCCCCACCTTCTACATGGTCGGTGTGGACTGGTGTCCCCATTGCGTCAAGGCCAAGCCTATCTTCCAGGCTCTCGGACCTAAAGTGACCATCGGCGGTCGCGATGTCGCACTCCAGTATCTGGATGGAGAGAAAGATAAGAGCCGTCTGCCGTGCGAAGTGGGTGGCTTCCCGACATTCTGCTTCCTCCATCGTGGCCGGGCACAGCGGTATGAGGGCCCGCGCACAGCGGAGGGGTTCCAACAGTTTCTGACGGAGCAGCTTCAGACTTCTTAGAACCACTCGTGATAGCCATCCAGTTTCTATATGCCAGCCATCGTTCCGCCGCCACTACCCCCTCATTAAAGAGCGCCAGTCTTCCATCCGCATCCAGATAAATATCAAGCTCAAATACTGTTTGATTGTTTACAGCAATCCAGTATTTTGGCCTCTCTTGATCTATGCCATCAAGATGGAGACGTCGTCGTCCGATTTGTGCAAGCTGTGTGAGATAACCTGATACATTTTTCACTTCAGTCCGCTCACAGTTTACTGGAATTAACTGTGACTTATAGCATACTACCACAAGCGTTTCTGCTTTGTTGCGAATCATAGACCAAGGAAACTCTTCTAACAGAGCACCATCACAATATAGATCACCGTCTGCTCCTCGCCAGGGAGTAAAAAATAGAGGGATAGCCGATGAGGCTCGCACGGCATCTAGCAGGCGCACTGTTGGTGTTGTTTTCGCGCTAAAAAGCTCAAGCTCTCCGCGATTTACATTCACGGCGGTAATACCAAGATGAACACCAGGCCGGGCCGTGGCCAGATCTGCAAATGTCCAGGCTGACGCACCGCTCTCCCATGTATCTATGAATCGCCCAACTATCTCGACAAGCTCATCACCGTTTGCGACTCCTAATTTCTCCTGTAATGCTACTATTGGGTCACCGTGTAAATCTCCAAGTGCCCGCAAATCAAAGTGCCGTGCGCAGTCGCGTAGCCACGCCGCAGAGACACCGAGCGCCCCCACCAGCGCACAGAGAGACCCTCCTGAACAACCCCACCATTCGCGCACACCCGCAATGGCACCGGCATCAATTAGGGCAGCTAGTACCCCAAGATGTCCTAGTATTAATGCCCCACCACAACTGAAGCTGATAACGCGCGGCTGCCACGGGGCCGACATTCCTCTTGCCTTCTCAAGGTAAATGCAGGCGCCAACCCTAACGCCCGCGGCTCTCTTTGAAGAGCAGGCACGACTGGATGGGCTCCGCCTGGAGGTCTACAATCGGATTCTTTCGACGGTTCATAATAAGATTCGCGCGACCTCTACTCTGCCATCGTCACCCCAGATGACCTATTTTGACGTTCCCGAGTGGCAACCGGGATGCCCTCGCTACGATGTTAAGGACTGTATCCTGTATATCGTCTGGCAGCTGCGTCATTCGGGGTTTCATGTACTCTATGTGTCGCCAAACAGACTCCTGATTAGCTGGAAGCAACAGTCTATTCAGTACTATACAGAGGAATCCCCGATTCGCCAGGCGATGGTCGCGGCTGCTGGAGCGGGAGCGGGGGCCAGTCGCGGTGCCTCTGCAGCAGCAACCCCCGTCGCTCCGAAGAAAAAGACAACAACCTCATATCGCCCGGCTGCGCCTGAAGGTGTTGCCGGAATGCTTGCAGCTGGGGCAGCAGCCAAGAAAAGCGGGCCATCTACGATTACTTTTATCTAGTGTTCGGCTTGAAGATACCGTACAATCACAAAGTTAAGACAGGCGGTTTCACCGCCTGTGATTATACGTTAACGTAGCTTACCGATATGATTTTGCCAGTTTCTGGAAGAAACTGGCGTTCTTAAATTCGGTAAGCTACGGTATAAGGAAAGGCGACGCAGGAGACTTTCCTTACTTAATGGAACAGTCAATTTGCCGAACACTACTTTTATCTGAAGCGCCCGCCTCCACGCCAACGCCACCGCCCGCCACCACGTGACGTCGCAGAAGCCGTCGCCATAGTTGTCGCAAACCGCAGAATCGTATCAATCGCCAACAGCACCAGCAGACCAATTGCGACGAACAGGAAGAGCTCCGCCGTCGTGGCCAAGGGTGCCGGTGCCGTGAGCGCCTCCAGCTGGCGCGTCAATGCGTCTAGACGTGTATTAATATCACCAGGAATCGGTGCCAGCGTTGACACAGGAGCGGCACTAGGAACAACCGTAGGCACCGGAATCTGCCGCCACAGTGTTGGCTGTCCGCCCACAGGAATAGAGCCATCGGAGCGTGGCGCTGGCCCGGGGAGCTTGGAGCCCTCCAGGGTGAACGCCTTCTCCCAGGCGTCGGGGTCGCCGGTGTCGCCGGGCATCGGAAACAGGTCATCTAGTTGGACTCCATCGGCTGGCACGCGACCTCCGCCGCTCTCAGGAACAGGCGCCTTGAGTATCTCTGCAGCGGGTGGCGGCGCAGCCATCATGGGGCGATCCGGTTCAGGTGTTGGTACGAACCCCTCCATCAGGGCCGGTTTGGGGCGCCGATGCTTCTTCTTAGCACCGTTAGCCGGTGGGTTCGGCGGACCCGCAAAAGCCTCCTCCAAAGCACAAAAGCTCATGGATTGATTTTCCCCTAACGGTCGCGGGCAATTTGTCGGACGCTACGGAACCCCTAATTTCTTGCGACTCAGTAATGGATTACAGCTTCGTCGTGCTATGGCTGCTGCTGCTGGGCGCACTAGCTGCCGCTGTTATCTCTCTCTGGGCACATAACCGTAGCCGTCCAGAGCCTTTCCAGGGGATTTCACTGACAGATCTTACCACACAGGCGTTGGACTCGGCACCATCCACATCGGAGGTGAAAGACCACTACAAGACACTACTCATCTTCGCCGATGCCGACATTCGCCGTCAGGGCACACAAGGTCTGCGTATTCTAGCAGACTTCCGTGACCGGGTGTATGGCCCGCGAAACTTCCGCACGGACCTGGTGGTCGATGACTTTTTGGCCGACTGGCCGATCTGGGCCACACCGCTAGATACAACGATTCAGGAGCCTGTTCCGGATTCTGCTACGGCCGCGACATCGGAGGCACGGATTCTGGCATATCTTCAGAAGAACTGGCCGGTGGAGCCGAATATGGATGAACAGACTGGATCTGTTGTGCGCGGTATCATTGAGGATTTCGGCTACCGATTTGTGTTTGACCGTGGCGCCGGTGAGACGGTAGCACTGCGTCCTGATTTCCTGCGCGTGCCGCTGCTGCGGGGCTGGATGAATCCGGCTGCTGTGAGCCGCTAGGGATGGGCATCCCTACCGTAGCTTTCCCATACCGTAGCTTTTAATCTGCCCAAGCCCAGTGGAAGCAAAACCCGAAGGCTGCGCCGCTCTAAAACCCTGTGCGGGCGTTAGAGGGGAATGCAGGCACCACCCCCGCCATCGCTCAAGCTCCACTGGATTCCGGTAGAGCCCTCCTGGATTGTAGCAGTGGGTCTTGTGCTGCTTGCCGCGCTACCGCATCAGATTCCAGCAGCTGGTCGCCGCCTGCTAGAGCATCCCGTGGGTGCCCTGCTATTTGCCGCTCTGGCAGCCATTGTATGGTCGTACCATCCAGTGCTGGGCACTGCGATGCTCTTGCTTGTGGCAGCTCTGCGTCTGCGAAAAAGGAGGAGCCCTGTGGAACAGTTTTCTGCCCCAATTCTCATCAAAGACCGTGTTTCACCAAAACGCCAACGTTGGCTCCAGGAGGAGGTAATGATGGAGGACCCTCATGTAATTCAGGAGCGCACTCAGGAAAGCGGATTTATTCTGGATCGTGTCAGCGAGGATGAAGCGAAGCCCTGGTTCGTGGAGAGCACAATGGAAGAGACACCCGTAGCGATACAGGAGCGCCCCGTCCGTCCCGCCGATTCTTCAGACACAGATTATGAGTGTGGAGGTCGTGCTGCTCTACAGTAGAAAACCGCTGCCGCTGCTAGCATGGAGGAGCTCGGTCGGCAGCCTCTGTTTTTTGTGCTGGGTGCGCTGATAGTTCTTCTGCTAACCGATTGGCACCCAGGCTGGGGCGCTGCTACTGCTGTTGTATTCCTGGCATGGATTGGCTTCGCAAATCGGACCATGCGACAAATCAGCCATCCACAGTAAGGGATGCCTGGTGCGGTAAAACAGCACGGCGGATCGTGGGCAGAGACGCTGCTGTTCTCCATACATGAAATCAACATGAATCCATATGTGTTAGGAATTGCGTATATTCTGCTAAACCTGGGTGGTCGCTTCATGGTGCTCAGTGTTACTCCGGCACAGGAGGCTTTCCTTCAGAATATTGTTTTTCGCCCGCTCCTCCTATTTGCCATTATGTTCATTGGAACGCGTAATCTTGTAGTGGCGTTCTGGTTGACGCTCACGATTCTTGTAATTCTCCATTATCTGCTAAATGAAAATTCCAGCTGGTATCTACTGAAAGAATGGAAGTAGGAGGTCCACTGTTTTCCATCATCAGATAATGTCATCGCATGACATTATCCGATTTTAATGTTATTTTACCCTGCTGCTGCTGCCGCTGCTGCCTTACACATTGAGATTCAGTGTTGCCCCCACTGGCGTTGCGACTGCCTTTCGCGGACGCCCCCGTCGCCGCTCAGTGTTCATCGTACTGCCGCTACCGACGCTCCCTCCATCATCCATCGCCGCGGCCATAAAGTCCGCCATCGGGTCTGACGGCCCACCGACCCCCTCGCGTAGAATCTGGATACCCCGCGGTGGTGTTGGAGGCGGACCAGACGGTGTGAAGATGCTCGCAGAAGCGGCGGAGATAGGCGGTGCGTTACGTGCAGAATCCATCATACGCTCTGCCTCAAAGGCCTTCAGAATATCATCTACACCCGACGGCCCACGCATCTCCCGACGAGCCCGCGGTGCCTCTTCGGCCCCCGAAGCGCCATTAAACGGCCCGCGACCTGACATAGCAGCCGGTGGCGGCGCAGCGGCAGGAGGAGGTGGCACACCGTATCCCATCGGAGCCGGAGGCGCAGGCGGTGCGCCACCCTGTGGGAATCCTCCGGCAGCCGACATAAAATTCCCGAGGCCGCCCATCTTGGCCGCCGCTGCCGCCGCGAACTGCCGCTGGAGCTCCGGATTATCGGCCATCAGATCCGCCATGCCGGGAATCCCCGACCGCTCCGCCATTGTGTTCGTGATGTGGTACATTGTGGCCGAGACACCGAGCGTCCCAACAAGTCGCAGCAGGGGATGCACCTTCGCCTTGTCCTTGTACAAATCGTACAGCTCCTCAAAAATATCGTCAAAGTCCGAGATATTTGTGTGGACCGACTCCGACCACCCCTTGAGCCGCGGGTTCACCGGGAGACGATGACCAAACTTATCATTCACCATCTCCACGCCCGATACAAATGTCATCAACGCATTCCGCTGAAAACGAACAGATGCTTCCAGATTCTTAGAGTCTGTACGACTGTCGTGCTCCTGTTTGAGCTCATCTAGACTGTTCTGCATTGTCATTCGCTGACCACCAATACCATCATTGTCTAGACGTCGCAGCTTCGTCAGCAGTCGCTGCTTTTCGCGTTGCTCCTCCTCGGCACTCAGGCGACCGGGTGCTGCGCCTCCAACCTCTTCTAGAGGAATAGCGTCACTGCCACCAATGACAAAGGGCGCAGGGTCCGCTGGAGGACGATTAATGTGAATATCTGACGCACCCGGTGCAGCATTTAGATCAACTACATCAAGATCATCTACGGGTTTGATCTGAATTGTAGGGATTTCACCAGCACCACCACCGCCTCCGCCTCCACCGAAGCTCACCTGCCGACCGGACGCCGCCCCCGCGCCCGCGCCCGCGCCTGCAAAACCTTTCGGAGAAGCCGCTACTTTATTTGGATTGGCTAGAAGGCTCATGCCCAGATCATCACCTAGCTCTACCATATCTCCACCACCACCTATATCAATCTCGCCTGCGCGTGATGCAAAAGAGGCCAGCTCTGCCACAGAGGGTTTGCCACTGCTGCTACCACCATCCGCAAAACTAACGTTCATGGACTACCTTGCCAGGGGAGGCGACCTTTAACTCCGCATCTGAACTAAGGATGCCTGCCGGCATCAGAACCTTCTAGCTTTGATAGAAGGGCTATCCCTACTACCCACCCCTGCTAGCACGGAATCCTATTGTGTATTTTGCACAACCAGAAGGGAACTTTTCACCGCTATGCTCTAGACAAATGTCAAATAAGATTAGCCGTCCTGGAACAGCCTGCTCACGTCTAATAGAGCCGTCAGACATCTTAAAAAGCGTGCCACCGCCGCTCGGCAGCTCGTTCAAATAAATTAGAATCTTGTGTGTTTCATCACTAAAAATCGGGTCTTTGTGCCACTTCAGATGTGTAGAACTATTTGAAAGTGTTACCTGATTATATATTTTTCCAACACCGATTGCGGTCAAAGCTTCGCGATGACGCTCCCAGAAAGTCGCCGCGAGCTCTCGTTTAAGATAAATGCGATTTGATTGCACACCTCTATCATCAATGAGTCGCTTGAACTCTTCCACCTCTTCTAGCGTTAAAAATCCATCGACAACTGTAATCATCCCCCTGGCCAGGGCGTCTAATTCTAGGAAGCCCCATCACAGCACATCAACAGCGCATCCGCCAGGTCATCCTGCTTTGCCTGTGCCGACCACCACGCTAGTTGCCCCGCCCCTGCTGTACCGAGCCCCCCTAGCAGCTCCCCCACCCGTGCGATGCCGGCTGCCTTGCGGTCGCGCTTGGTGTCCTTGCCGGCCGCGATGCCGGCCCCCCGCGTCTTGACACCGGCGTGAACAAAATCAATGGTGCCGTTCCATCCGCATTCCCGCCGCAGCCGGTGGTCCAATAACGCAAACAGCATCATCTGGACAGACTTCATGTGGGGCGCAAACTCCGCGGGCTGGTTCTCAATCCGAACCCGCTCCGCGGCGGCCAGGTGAGCAAGCTCTGCATCCAGAGCAGTCTCCATTCCTGCCAGAATAGCCTGTAGCGACACGCCCGCGGCCTTCGGGGGTTTGTAAGGCATCAGCCGAATTTTCGCGGCGGCAGCCAGCAGCGCGGCCTTGGTCATCCGCTTGGCTTCACCGGGGCCGATGCCGAGTGCTGTGGCCCGTTCGGTGGCCCACGCCCGGAGTTCCGCCAACGACGGCTTCGTCAGCTCAAACGGTGTCAGCCCGCCACCGCGCCCCTTATTGACGCATCGCTTACACCAGATAACACCATCTGCCCCAGACCACGACGCCGGCCCACCGCAGCCACATCGCGTCTGACTCTGCGACTCCGCGCCGCCTGCGAGAAGATTCAGATTCGCCCACCGGAGAATCTCTGTGAGTGCGCCGGAGGCATCAAACCGTGCCACGCAGTAGCTCAGATTCTTGATACCGAGGTCAAAAGCAGCAATTACTGGCATTCTATTCTGATTTATCAAAGGAGTGCTGTTTAGATGTGTCGGAGACACCTCTAGACAGCCCCTGTGGGGATTGAACCCACGGCCTACCGCTCACCAACGGGGGTACCGTAGAAGGCGGTCGCGCTACCACTGCGCTAAGGGGCTTGGGGATGCGTCAAACGGGAATCGAACCCGTATTGGCACTTTGGAAGAGTGCTATTCTACCACTGAATTATTGACGCGGAGCGACAATAATATAATGGTGCCCCACAGGCAACCACTGAATTATTGACGCCAGATACACAGAGCAGGACTCGAACCTGCGACTGGGGGCATCCTGCCCCCACGACCCCCTGGTCAAAATGGAGAGGTCGTGGGCGAAGTTTGTAGCCCGATACACAGAGCAGGACTCGAACCTGCGACTGGGGGCATCCTGCCCCCACGACCCCCTGGTCAAAATGGAGAGGTCGTGGGCGAAGTTTGTAGCCCGATACACAGAGCAGGACTCGAACCTGCGACTGGGGGCATCCTGCCCCCACGACCCCCTGGTCAAAATGGAGAGGTCGTGGGCGAAGTTTGTAGCCCGATACACAGAGCAGGACTCGAACCTGCGACCCTTGCGGGACAGCGACCTCAACGCTGCGGATTAACCACTCTCCCATCTGTGTAGATTGGTCCAAGCAGGGATTGAACCTGCGACTCTGGCCTTATTAGAGCCAAGCTCTAACCACTGAGCTATTAGACCAGTTTCGGAGGGTGGAATCGAACCACCGTTGCCAGAGCTTCTTCCGACGCTAACTATGATAGACTTTCGCCTACCGCGAGCCACAATCTGGTGTACTACCACTGTACTGCTCCGAATGAGGGGGTCACCCCCTGTACTCCTTTATTAAAAGAGCACAGCAGGTGCCAAAAATACGCATACCGGGAATCGCACCCGGGCCTCCCGCGTGAAAGGCGGGTATTCTAACTGTTGAACTATATGCGTTGGTATAGTCCAGGTGGGGATCGAACCCACGACCTCATCCTCGCGCGCATAGGAACTAGCCTATAAGAGACGTGCTCTAACCAACTGAGCTACTGGACCACTGTAGCAGCCAGCCCCCGCCCTCAAGCCCAGTCAACTTTGGGCACCCCGGCGCCACCACCGACTGCTACACTCTTCCAAAGAATCCAGTCTTTAACTGGGAACGCACCCCACCCCTCCCATCAGATACTCCGGATAAACTGCCAACCCAAATCTGCACAGATCTTCTGCCATACCTGATCCTGCTGATATAGCTTCTCCCGTGACTTCAACAGTTGGAAGCATGGTAGAAACTCGTCCATCTCCAGCAGCTGGCACATCTTGTAAAGCACGTATGGATACGACAGGAAGTTAGAGCGCCCTTTCGGGCAGTACTTGATGAACGCCGGCTGAATCTCCTTGAACATATGTTGGAGCTTCTCCTCTGTCTCCTTTGACAACGTCAGCGACGTCATCTGTTGCTGTATCCGGTTCTTAATCTGCTGAACATGGTCGTACATCTTGCTCAGCTTCAACTTCCGGAGCACCTCCAGAATCTTCTCCTTTTTGACCTTCTTTGGGTCCGAGATCCGCTCCTTCCGGAGCTCCGCCAGCACCGCCTCAATTACATCGACCGGAATATCAGTATTCTCCTTTGCCTGGAACTGTGCAAGCCACTCGTTAAAGTGATTCGCCTTCTTGTATGCGAAATACGTAATCTCCCGGGGTGGGTCCTTATAACTCGGCTTCTCTGAATCAATCAGGATAAACTCCTCATATCCGCACGATGGACACCCGAGCTTCGCCTCATTCTGATAAAAGGTCATTTCGACTGAACAGGCCGGACAGGATCCCCATCCCGGTTCAATCCCAGAGCCCGGCAGAATACCAGATTTAATAGCCCCCGGATCCACCACCGCCAGATAGCGCTCGAGCATCTTGTCACGTCCCAGACCCGCTGTTGTATCTATAACACTGGCCCGAACGGTTGTTGGTGGTGGGGTGGGTACGACCGTAGAGGGTTCTCCGGCTCCTGCCCCAGCCCCGGCCCCGGCCCCGGCCCCTCCTGAAAAATAACTCAGAACTGAATTCGCTGGCAAACGCGTTGGACCAGCTACAGGCCCACGGATAGTGCCACGGGCAAGTGATTCTTGCGCATCATAGTACTGAAATAGCATATCGCCCACATCCAGGAAATAGTCGAGACGTCCATCGTCCGTTGTTATCCTTTTAATTTTCTCCCGGAGCGTCTCGATATGCTCTGATAGCGCCCGCCATTCATCTGAAAACATAGCCGCACTTTCCATAGAATCTATCTGCTCCTCTGCCTCTGCCAACTGTGCCCGTAGTTCAGCGATTCCTTCCCGGGCAGCTTCAAATTCGCGCATTTTTGTCTGATGATGTGCCTCCAGCGTAGTTGGCTTGGAGATTGTATGACGACTCTCCGGTATCTGCTCTGCAACAAGCACGTGCTTCAAACTCATGCCTGTAGATGCCGTACCTACAATCTCACCCGTATCCATAATTAGTGTGATTCCTGCTTATAATTAGCAGAAATAACGGCTTTAGTCTCAACCGTGGTTGCGCTCATCCTCCTCCAGAATATTTTCTACGGCAGGAGTATAAGCACTTAAATGTCCGGTGGTCTGATGCAGCTCGTGGCCTACGGCGCCCAGGATGTGTATCTGACGGCGAACCCCCAGGTGACCTTTTTCAAGCAGCTCTATCGCCGGCACTCCAACTTCTCGATGGAGGCGATTGAGCAGGC